TGTATACCTTAATTTTCTTATACCCGTCAGACCCTGGAAGGGTCCAGAGCTTCCTCTCGGAAGCATCTTCAGAGACGGGAGTACCGACGTTGAGCAACTGATCAGCGAGAGCAGGAACGGTATGCCTTATGAGCGCACCGAAGAACTGTTTCTCGTCGAACCGACCCTCCCTTTCGGGAAATCCGGGTTGCACCTCTCCACGCATATAAATGGTGTAGAGGGACGCAGGGAAATCTCCTCTGTTCGTCGTAAGTTCCTCACGGTCCTCGCGACGAGATTTAGTAGAGAAGGTTTCAAAGAAATAACCGCCGTACCCTCTTTTCTCCTGTGACGGAGTTCGACGCTTTTGATGATCACCGATGAGGTGACCGTCGCCGGCGTTCGGAGGGCCATAGAGGCGCAGCGCGGGGTGGATGAACTCCTGAACCCGTCTAGCTCGCGCCTCATCCCCATCTTGCACGTAGAAATTGTGCAAAACGAAGAGCGATTGTCCGCTGATCCATTCTTTCTGATAAAATGGACGGACATTGGTTCCTTCAAAGTAGTCGTGTCCGCATGACTCCCGGAAAGGTCCGGATGCGAACGACTTCTTCGCGTTAACATTAAACCCTGCGTAACGAAGTACCTCAGCCGTTAAGCTGTAGTACTCAGTCGGGACGATAATATCGTCCCCATAAACGCACACCCTCTCATCGCTTTCGCAACAGGAGGATGCCAGAGCCCAGAAAATAAGGGTCTCTAAAGGAAAAGTGTAACCGTTCCCCATTGCGGAGAACTTCTCTTGATTTACGATACTGCCGGAGGGCAGTTCGATTTTCACCGAGCGACCACGCGATAAAGCGTGAGCCCAGTCAAGAGGAAGAAGCTCATAAACGATCTCTCGCGAGACCGTATCTGAAGCGCTACTTAGGTCCAGCGTTGCTAAAGCGCCGGTTAACGACCCCGTGAGAGCAGCACGCTGATTAGGCGTTTGATCACGGATATCGACCCCGAATGCGGCAAGACGTTTCGCCATCTCAACGCCGTAACCAAGCTGATACAGGATGTTCAGCAACGGTTCGACACCAATAAGGCGGTATGTCAGTGCATTCTTGAAGACGAAGTTCAGCATGGTGTGGTTAATCTCCACACTCACTGAGTCCCACTCTTCTCCATCCTCGTCCACCCATGACAGGCTCGCGTTCTCAGAAGTAAAGTGGGGCAGCTCTCTCAACAACGCTTTCACAAGCGGAAAGAGCTCTTCGCTACACGAGACGCCCTCCGCGCACTTCGCGCGGATTGATGCATCTTTC